TACGCGCCTGCACCGGGTACTCGGTTGATTTTTTTGTCTATGTCTTGGTTGATTTGGTTGATTGATTCGGTTGTGGTTTCGTTTGCGTTTTTGATGTCGGTGATTTGTTGTTCGTGCTCGGTTGTGGCGGATTCTAAGTCGGTTATGCGATTGTTTTGTTGGGCTAAATCTTGTTCATCTACAAATTTTGCCCATGCAGTCCAACCCTCGGCATTTGAAATTTGTTGCCGTCTGTACACGCCTTTGTTTGTGTATGGTTGGGCATCAACGATGTTTTGCACGACCGAGGAATTTTGGGGCAGCGATGTGTTTGGAACGGCGGCAAACATTGATCCGGAAGAAGCCACCCACAAAATCCGTGAGCAGATTCTACGGCTTAATTCGGCGGCGGCAGAGAAGAAAATGTTGAAATTTATCACTGGTTAGAAAAATCCAGGGTAAGCAATTTTATAAAGAGGCCCACAAATGCCGTGTTTATCGGCTTTTGTGGGCTTATTGGCTTTTTGTCCTTATGTTACGCCCTCATCCGAATAAGTGCCGACATGAAAGAGCGGAAACAATCGATTTCTCTTTCCCGTGGAATAGGACAAACTATCCATCTCATATACTGTACAAGTATTGAGAACGGAGATTTGTCTTGTAATGCAACTCAACGACACAACAAAGGAGCTTCACGCTCCCTGCTCGACGGCAAAGCCGCCGACACCGGAACGCTCGTCTGCGTTTGAAAAGTCGTTAAAAATAGGTATAGTTCGTGAATTGCAAAAGCAAAGCCTAATCACCAAAGATGAGGCAGAGAGGATTATTGAAGTAATTAAAAAGAGGGAAGTTTGAAAATAAATCAAGAAAGGAACGTGTGAAAGCCGTAAAATTCACTGCTTGTTGGTGCGTGCGGTAAAACACACATGGTGTGTGGTATGCTCCAAATGCATGAGCGAAAGCTCACGGTGGCAGTCTACTGCAGGGTTTCCACCGATAAATCCGACCAACTCAATAGCCTTGAAAATCAACAAAACTTTTTCAGAGAATACATCGACAAAAATCTTAACTGGAAATTCTATAAAATTTTTGTTGATGAAGGCTTGTCGGGGACAAGCGTGAAGAAACGTGTAGGATTCTTGCAAATGGTTAATGAGGCGAAAGAAGGCAAATTCAACTTCATTGTCACAAAAGAAATCAGCCGATTCAGTAGAAATACTCTCGACAGCATATATTACGTTCGCAAGCTGAAAGAATATGGTGTTGGTGTATTCTTTTTAAACGATAACATAAACACCCTCGACCCCGACTCGGAATTGAGGCTTACCATTATGTCTTCAATAGCACAAGAGGAAAGCAGGAAAATATCCGAGCGTGTAAAATTCGGACAAAAACGGCAAATGCAGGACAAGAAAGTGGTGTTCGGCACAGGAGTTTACGGTTTTCATCTACAAAAAGGCAAACTGACAATCAATCACTGCGAAGCCGAAACAGTGAAGTTGATATTCAACCTTTACAAAGAGGGGATGGGTTCAAACCTAATCTGCCGTGAGCTACAAAACCGTGGAATCCTTTCACCAAGCGGCAGTCCGAATTGGGTTGCAAAGACGGTTCTTTACATTCTGAAGAACGAAAAATATGCAGGAGTTCTTCTGCAACGAAAGTCAACCACCATAGACTACCTCGCCCATAAACGGATAACTAACGAAAATGTCGATGATTATATAATAATTGAAGATAATCACGAGGCAATTATATCTCGAGAATTATTTGACGAAACACAGAAGGAAATTGTCAACCGCCGAAATTCTGAGCCAAATAAAGCCAAGCACGGTAATCGATATGTATGGAGTGGAAAATTAGTCTGCGGAATCTGCGGTTGTAAGTTTATTCGTAAGTTGTGGTATTGCAAAACGAAGTACGAAAAATCAGTATGGCAGTGCAACGAGAAACGAAAAAACGGCAACAAGAAAATTGATGAACAAGGCAGGGAGCGTGGGTGCGACTGCCCTGCCGCCTTTGAAGAAGTGCTGACCGAGGCGGTGCAGATTGCATTAACGGCAGTTGTCAAAAATAAAGACAAAATCATAAAAGAATTAAAACAGGATATATTGAAAGTGTTATCAGAGAAACCTGATAATTCGAGTGAAATTGCACAGTTAGAACTCAAAATCAAGGCAGTACATAATAAAAAATCACGGCTTATAGAGTTGTTTACCGATTCAATCATTACGAGAGCCGATTTTGATGTCAAAAACGAACAATATGAAAATTCGCTTAACGCATATAACGCCGAATTAACGGCTTTGGCGGCAAACGAAGGGTCTATCGGTGACTTGCAAGCTCGGCTCGAAACAATCGGCAAGGCGGTCGAAAAAATCGCCGATTTCGGGAACTCCTTTAGCGAGGAGACCTACCGAGAGGTTCTTGAAAAAATCGTGGTTCATAACCGAGAGCAGTTGGATATATATTTAGTGGGGAATGCAGATTCTCCTATTTACATACCCCTATCGGGAAAGCGGTTGTTACGGGGGTATCAGTAATGCTCGATGCTAACTTAGCTAAAGTATTTCCCGTACATGGGAGTACCCTAACATAAGGAGACTTCCTTCGCTTAAAATGCGGCTTTGAGCCCCATTGTCCTGTCGTGAGAAAGATTGCGTTATGTCGGGTGTAGCCCTTCTTTTACCTCTGTCAAGCTGCCTGCCGTTGAGCAAAGCTCGCCGCACCGCAGCCCTTCTTTTACCTCTGTCAAGCTGCCTGCCGTTGAGCAAAGCTCGCCGCACCGCAGCCCTTCTTTTACGAAATTGTAATGAATGTCGACTTGCTGTGTTCGGTGAGGAGCTCTGCCTTCGGGGGCATGAACGTCAATCCGTTTAATTAAGACGTTCAGCATTTTTGTATCGAGTGTCTGAACCTCCGTGTAATTTCGCATGGTTGCGAAAAACGCTTGATACCGAAGTTCTATGTCCGTCTCTTCGTCTTGCGATTCGGTAATTCTGCTAATCCGAAGGTTCACGTCTTTCGCCTCCGCCTCGTACCCCGCCGAAAGCTCCTCGAAACGCTCGTGCGGCATTCCGCCGATTACCGACTTCTCGAAAAGCCGTTTGATAATCAAATCGAGCTCGTTTTTTCGGCGGGTAAGTTTTTCGAGAGCTTCCGAGTTGGAATTGGATTTCCTACTCGATTTTTGCTTGAGAGACTCACGTATGAAATCTTCAAGGCGGTGTTCATTCGCCCTAACCGTTGCCGCATTTTCACGAATCCCCTCAAGCACCAATCGGGTGAGTTCGTCAAGGCGAATGAGGTGTGCCGTGCATTTCTTTGACTTGGATTGACTTCTGTAATTCCGACAAGTCAAGTACATAATTCCGCTTGTGTGATTGCGGCTGAACGTGAGATTAGAACCGCAGTCAAAGCATTTTGCAATGCCGATAAAAATGTTGTCAACTCCCGTGCTGTTCGGGCGTTTTCGTAAAGGAAACCGTCGTCCAACAAGGTCGAAAAGTTCTTGGCTGACAATCGGCTCGTGCTTGTTTGGAACAACCACCCATTCTGATGAATCGCAGGTAATCAGCTTTTTGGTTTTGAAAGAAGGCTTTTTGTACCTATTCGCAACCATGCAACCTAAGTAAATTTGATTCCGCAGAATGTCGCAGATGTGTGTCGCCTCCCATTCGTAGCCTAAGCGTTCACCGAGCGATGACTCACGGCGAGTCGGCACGTCCTCGTCAATCAGCGTTTTTGCGATTTTGCGTGCAGACATTCCGTTCGCCGACATCTCGAAAATCCGCTTGACGATTGGTGCGGTGTCGGGGTTGATTATGAGTTTGTGTTTGTCTTCGGGGTCGATTTGGTAACCATACGGTGCAACGCTCCCGAGACGTTTGCCTTGTTGTGCGTAGAGTTGCTTTGCACAGCGGATTTTCTTGCTCATGTCTCGAGCGTAGAATTCGTTAATTACGGATTTAAACCCCATGATTTCGTTTTCGCCCACGGCACTATCGATATTGTCGTTAATTGCAATAAATCTTATTTGCCTTTCCACGAAATAGATTTCCGTGTAGTACGCAACTAACGCATTATTACGTCCCAACCTCGACAAATCTTTACAGACCACAGTCGAGATTTTACCGCCCTCAATGTCGCTAATCATCCGCTTAAACGAGTCTCGTTCAAACGTCAAACCGCTCACTCCATCATCCACATACTCGGAATAAACGGGAATGTAATTTGTGGCACAATATCGCCGCAACATCTCACGCTGATTTGTAATGCTGTTGGATTCAGAATCCGAGCCGTCATCACGGCTCAAGCGGCAGTAAATTGCCGCCATTTTTTGTTGCTGTTTAGGCATTCCTACTCCTTTCTTCAACAGCAACAATCGACTGCCTTTCAAGCAAGTATAACTTGGCTCTTCGGGCTTAATTGGATGACTTCATTATACCGCAAAACTCGCTTAAAGTCAAGTCTTTTATCGCCATTCAATATATTGGAATTAGTTCGTTTCGATGTCCATTTCCTGTTTCAGAATGCTTTTAACAACAGCCTCATAACTCACTTTTTTGTGATAATACGAGACCACTTTATATGTAGTTGTGTTAAAACTTTTTATTTGCGTAAAATCTTCATTTTCAACGTCCGAATTTGTCAATTCAGACATAATAATTTCACTCCTTTACAATCAAATCTCACCTCAGTAATTTTATGCTTGCCCTGCTTGTACATATTCTGAGCTGAATTGAAACACTAATTGTCCCGCGAACAAAAAATGTTCCATTATTAGGAACAACCTGATATAATGTTTTTGAAAAGAAAACAATCAGGGAGAAGTTCAAAACAATGGAACAATGTAATTATAGCACAAATCGCAAGAAATACAAGCATATTCTTTCCGAAGCCAACGACCGCAGTGAATGCGTTATCCAGAGCGGATTTGAGCGTGTCGATTTTGTCTTTCTGCGTGTCGATTTCCTTGCGGAGGACAGCGTTTCTCGAAGTCAGCGATTGAACGCTTTTGTCGTTCTTGTCGAATTGCGAAGTGACTAACTGCATCTCGCTCCCGAGTACCTTGAACG